TTATTTATGCTCCGGTCCAAAAAGTCTTTCCATTCCGGCTTTAGTCACAAGCCATACGTTTTCGCTTTTTCTAAATTCTCCTTTTTTAAATTTCGACGGCTGTGTTTTCGTCCCTAAGCAATAAAGCTTTACGGTCGTTGGTGATAGGCCCCAGCGTTTAGCCGCTTCCGTCGTCGTCATCACATCTTCAAAATTCATTATTTGGCCTCCCATGATTTGCTGAATTCGTTGTCTTTGAATAAAGCGGCCAGCCCAGTAATTTGTTTAAGCCGGATTACTTCATCGGCGTCCATCCCTAAATGTTTCATGATCCAGCGATTTGATTTGCCCATATCGACTAATTCCCGAACAATATTACTCATCAGGTCAAGATCATGGCTGCCTCGAGCTCGATTGTGACGAATAGTAGAGGCCATTCTTTCTCCGATTGGCTTGTCTATAATCGATACAGGAAGCATACCATGTTCCCGGTCATATATGTCTTTGTGTTTGAGCATGACAGAATAACGATGAAACCCATCAACGATTTCATACATATCATCTTCTTTATGGTAGTAGCATACAATGGGCATTGTATACCCATCCTCCTTGATACTGTCATACAATAGTTTCATTTCTGGTGGCGCTACGCTATTTGGATTATATTCATTTGCTCTAATTTTTTCAATCGGGACTGCAATTACATTATATACCGGGCTCTTAAATTCTTTATCCATGATTAACCTCCTATATGTTTTTATATTTTTCAACAATAGCTTTTTGACGAAGCGTTAAATCCTTTGTAATGCTAAAACATAAACCTTTACAGATATAGTCATTCTTGATAATGCACATGGCCATGCGCTTCCAGGTGCATAAATCCTGTTTATTATCAATGCCTGGCATCTCGTCAAGCACCTTTCTCGCCCTGATGACTTCTTTATCGCCATTTCCGCGCCGGCTGAATCTATGGGTGTTCTCGTAAGCCCCCGGTGCTGTCGATTCGATTTCTTTGATAAAGTCATCGCGCACAGGACAACCAGTACGCGCCCAGTACTTTATAAATTTGATAAATTTACGGCGGTAATTATTCGCCGTTTCTTCTGGCAAGGTCGTCAACAAAAACTTACAAAAGCTTTTCCACGTATGCCCTTTCGGCAACGTATACTTAGAACTCATAATTTTTTTACCTGCGTAAATGTTGCCGAAATTGGCACCAGACACACGATTGACTACACGTGCCCATGTTTCTGGCTCTATGACACGGAACATATTTAACCTGATTCTGCAAGAAGTCTCCCGCCTCTTTAGGCGGTGAGATGAATTGCAGGTTTTTCTGAGGGCTCGATGCCATCAGAAAAACAATAGCTTCACAAGTTGATTTGCAGTATAATCAGTAGTAAGAGTGAAAGTATATAGAAAGTCAAGGCAGGTGATGATAGTGAATAAGGCATACCGATACAGAATCTATCCGACAACGGCACAGAAAATGATGTTTGCCAAGACCTTTGGGTGTGTCCGATTCATCTACAACAAGATGCTGAGTGACCGCATTGACTATTATAAGGAAACCGGCCAAAAGCTGAATAACACGCCTGCGCAGTACAAGGAAGACTTCCCTTGGCTAAAGGAAGTCGATAGTTTAGCCCTTGCCAATGCCCAACTGAATCTGAACAAGGCATACAGCCACTTTTGGAATGACAGCCAGCATTTCGGCAAGCCGCGCTTCAAGTCAAAGAAAAATAGTCGCGCTTCGTATTCCACGAACAACCAGAAGGGTTCTGTCCGAATCGAGGGCCATAAGGTGAAACTGCCAAAAGTCGGCTGGGTGAAATTATGCCAGCATCGCCCCTTGCCGGAGAACAGTATCATAAAGACTGTAACCATCAGCAAGACGCCATCAGGAAAGTACTATATCAGTATGCTGGTGGAGTATGAAAACCAAGTACTCCCTGTCATACCGAAGACCTTCCTTGGCTTGGATTTTGCGATGCACGGCTTGTATGTGGCTTCCGATGAGGAGGATGCTAAATATCCCGATTTCCTGCGAAAGGCAGAGAAAAGACTGGCTAAGGCGCAACAGAAGCTATCCAAGAAACAAAAAGGAAGTCACAACAGAGAGAAACAAAGACTGCGCGTAGCTATTCTCCATGAGAAAGTGGCCAATCAACGCCGGGATTTCCTGCACAAAAAGTCCCGCTACCTTGCAGACCGCTATGATGCCATTGGCATTGAGGATATCAGCGTCAAAGCGATGGCAAAGCGGAAAAAGGGTGGTAAGTTCAGTTTTGGCAAATCCGTAGCAGACAATGGCTGGAATCTGTTCACGAACATGCTGGAATATAAGTTGGCTTGGCAAGGCAAACAGCTTATCAAGATAGACAAGTGGTATCCGAGCAGCCAGCTGTGTCACGTATGTGGCTACCGAACTAGTGAAACTAAAGATTTGTCTGTACGGGAATGGAATTGTCCCAAATGTGGCAGTCATCATGACAGGGATAAAAACGCAGCCATAAATATCCGAGAAGAAGCCAGGCGAATATCAGCCTGACGTAATCCATAAAATACCGTGGGTCGCACGGGAATCTACGCCTGTGGAGAGAGTGTAAGACGCCGCAACTCTTTGGAGTCAGTGGCGCTGTTCTCGTTGAAGCAGGAAGCTCCCGCCTCTATAGGCGGGAGTACGTTCACTGTATCGAGTTCGCGATTGAGAATTTTGTCCCTAATAGTCAGAGCCCAGGAAACCTGTTTAGGTGTTCCTTCTAATTCAGGAAGGCCGAATTCTTCAGCCTTTTCTTTAGCAACAGTAGCTTCTTCAGCGCGACGCTTTTCTATTTCGGCATGTTCGCAAGCCGGACAGATTTGTGTTTCCAGCCATTTTACTTTACGTTCCCTATCAGCTGTTTTACCAAATAATTGTACGGTTCCGGTATGCCCACAGGCGTATTCAATTTCGTATTTCATATAAATCAGCTCCTTTTCTTTATCTATATTATACCGTTTTCGGTGCGATGTGTCAATACCGAAAACGGTATAATCAGGGCTAAAAAGAAGCCATCGTATAAAGCAAAAATCGCTCATACGATGGTCTTTTATTAATTAGTTGACGTCATTTTCACAAGTGCTGCCGTTGAATAGCTCGCGTAAATTTTTTGTACTTTCAATCCGTATTCATTGAAGTTAAAGGGCTGTTGCAATTCATATTGTACCTTCTTTAAGAATGATCTACTAGTGTTTGTTGGTATTGTTATTAAGCGTAAAACTTTAACAATGTGCGTAGTCGCTTCTACCAATATAATTTGAATATCCAATCCCATCCCATCAGGTATTTCAGGTATTGATATTTCCTTGTCTAAATGTGGACTGTATGGGACGTCCATCCACTCAAGCGTCCCGAGTTTTATCAGCCAAAAAATCACACCGTCTAAATCAATTACTTTAAATTTAGCTTTGCCTTTTTTTACCGACTGTATTTCTTCTGTTGTTAATCCTGGAAGTTGCATAACGAGCGTCGGTATGCCTCCTGACATAGTAAAACAAATTTCTCCAGGGGCGTTGAATGGTAAAGGCGAACCTACTGCTAATTTAGTAAAATCACTCATACTTTTTCTCTCCTTTTTTCTTTTGAATATAAAAAGCCATGACTCATATTGTGGGGTGTTGCCTTGATTATATTATACCGTTTTCGGTGAAGGGCGTCAATACCGAAAACGGTATAACCATGCGAAAAAAAAAAGACCGGCAGCTTATTGCTGTCGGTCTATAGGTTGAAAATTTGCAATGCTTTTTCTTTTTACTTCGTGATACATCCGATTGCCAGGGCTCCCGCTACAACAGCCCAGGTATCCCGCTGTCTTTTTGCGGTTGTGGTTTTATGCGCTTCTTTATTGATTTGTTCGCTCAACGTCGTTAAAGACTCGCTCTGCTGCGTCAATCGCGTCTGTGTCTGATCGATTGAGGCCCGAGAGTTTTGCAGTTGAGTCTTCGAGAGCGTCAGCTGCTCTTTGAGCGTTTTGATTTGCGTCTGCTGCGTCTTGATTAGCTGTTCGCGCTCGATCGAGTTCCGTTTGAGCGTCTCTATTGAGCTCTTGAGCGTTTCGTACTGTTGCACGGACATTGTCACGGTCGGCCCGCTCCAGGTTGTCGTAGTGCCGGCACAGAAGCCAGCCGCCGGCACCAGCGATAAGAATAAACAGCAAAACCATGATAATAAGGATTTTCGGATTTTCGGCAATCTTATCAACCTCCTCTTTTAGATGCGGAAGATACAAGAAATCACCTCCTGTCAGTCGTCGAAAAGGTTATCTGCATACATATAGTCGCCATCGATGAGTTGGCCACCAATCGGCAGCTTGTCGGTATCCTGCCAGACAAAGGCCTTAATGTCGTCGACGTCGCCCCATTCCGCATTCCATACGGAGCAGTTGAGGGCACGCCAGTCAATCGGTGTGGACCCGCCATTACCCCATCGGTCGGATACACGGTCTTCCAGCCAGCCATAGGATGCATAGACGCCCGTTTCCAGGCCAATGTTGTCAATCCAGGCCTGACACTGGGCAGTCGCCGTTTCGCCGGTGAAGTCATAGCCATTTCTTTCCTTCCACTGGTCGGCATCTTCCAGGTCGAAAAACACCGGCAGTTCCAGCAGGACCCCCGCGTCAGCGATGATAGCCGCACATTTCCGCGCGTGGTCCGCTGTGACGTCCGGCGTTAAGCTGTAGTCATAGTGATAAGCGCCGACCTTAATGCCGTATTCATGCGCCATCTGGACATTATGGCGGAACTGGGTATCTTCATGTCCGTTCCCCCACGAACAGCGTACATAGACGAATTTACAGCCACTATCGGCGGCGGCCTGCCAAAAATCGGCGTCCAGGTATCCTTGTGCTTGGGATACGTCAAATCCTCGAATCATATCCATTTCTCCTTTGCTTTTCTGTACTATTTGCCGTTGTGGGCGCGTTTTGTGGTTGTACTGGCATTGTGTATCGCGCGGAGTTGAAACGGCTGTCATAGCCGTATTTAGTCCAACAGGCCTTTCCCAGGCCGACGACGGTAGCGATACCGCCGCCGACGGCCGTCACGCCGCTCCAACAGCTCATCAATTCAAAGTGCGTCCCCCGTAGGGCATTGGACCAATATCCGAAAAGCCAGCTAAAGAGGACCAGGCATAAAAAAATCATCATCAAAATACTCATGATGATGATTAATTGGAGCCAGTGCTTCTGCCCCCACTGGCCGAGGGATACGATTGTACGCTTCATTGGTTCATCCTCTTTTCCAGCGTGTCCATGCGATGATGGGCGGATGCGGCCGACGCTTCGACTTTTGCCAGTCGCTCGGCCATATTCTGCCTTTTTTCCTCGACGCCACGAATATACGCCTGTGTGCTCTCGATGAGTTCCCGCAGCTCTTCAATGGATGACGATAAAGGCTTAATGACAGCATAATTGAAGATGACTCCGCAAAGGCTGAGGATGGCCACAATGACGCCAGTCATCTGTACCAGCGATTCCATTACGTGCCTCCATTCGTGTCGTCCGTATCGGTCTGTTTGTCGGCAGTTTCGGCAGCTGCCATAACGTCCAGGATAGCATTATGAGGACAATCAGCCCATGGGCACCGTCCGTCGTCGTTTAAAATGTTCCCGCAAAATTCGCAAAATTCCATGATTCATCCCTCCTATGCGTTCTTGATTTCCGTAGCCATAGCGGCCAAGGTATTTTTATAGTTGGCGTCGATTTTCGAGGTATCCGCGCCGAGCATAGTCGCTTTGACGCGGGCCGTGACCATGGCGTCGAGCTGACTGTTGTATTTTGCTTTGATAGTGTTGATTTTCGCCGTTTTCTTTTCGGTCTCTGTTGGTTCAGGCGGAATATAGTCAGTCGGTTTTCCGTCAGATCCGCGTACTTTTCCATCCAAGTATGCGTTAAAATCGTCGGCCGTAATGATTTCGATAACAGCTGCGTCGGATACGGTTTCTTTAGCTTTGTCTTTGAGCGCCTGCACTTTATCCGTGTTCTTGTCTTTCGTCGGGTCGAAATCACAGATTGCCGAGTAAATCCGTTTGCCGTCGGCATCAAAGGCTGCGCAGTAATAATCTACATTGGTGCTTGTCATGGTACTATCTCCTTATCTTATAAAATGAGGTGGTAATTATGCGTAATCCTAATGGATACGGTTGTATCAAACACTTATCCGGACGTCGGCGGCGGCCGTTTGTCTTTGTAGTGACGGATGCGGGGCGACAGCGACCGGTTGAATATTTTACAAATCTGGTTGACGCTCAAATTTTTCAAGCGGACTATCATCGTACTCATCATCATCGCTCCCTTCCAGGGCACAAAATAACACTCGCCGAGCTCTATCACCGCTGGCTCCCACGGCACTCCGAAGATACCCAGCCATCACAATCAACGCTGGACAGCTACCGCAATGCGTACCAGCATCTATCTACGCTTCATGGGATGTCCATTGAAGACCTGCGCTATGCCGATTATCAGCGAGTCATTGACGACATGCGCCGTCTCGGTCTATCTTACAGCAGCGTCAAAAAGGTTCGGTCTCTTATTTCTCTGCTGCTTAAATACGCAGACAAAATCGAGCTGGCTATAACCAACTACGCGCCGCTGCTCTCTATCGGACGCAATCGACCGGTCCGGCCGCATCACACGTTCAGCCGGCAGAAAATCAACCGCTTATGGAAGTCCGTGGACAGTCCTGGCGTCGATACGGTCCTTATTCTGCTCTATACCGGGATGCGCTGTGGCGAAATGCTACAGCTACAAAAAGCTGACGTCCATCTTCGTCAACGCTATATCCGCATCACACGGAGCAAAACCGCCGCTGGCATCCGCATCATCCCCATACATCATCGCATCGCACCACTCATAGAAGCCCGCATGGCCTGCCCAGGTGATGTGCTTATCTGCGATGATACGGGACGGCCGTACAACTATGGGCGGTACTGCACCATCTGGCGGTCGGCCATGCATCTCATTCGCGCTGACGGCCATACTACGCATGACTGCCGGCATACAGTAGCTACGCTTTTAGACAATGCCGGAGCGAACGAAACGGCAAAACGCCGCATCCTCGGCCATTCTGGCGGTGACATCACAGAGCGCGTCTACACGCATAAAGGACTGCGACAGCTCCGTAAGTGCATCGAGTTGCTCAAATGATTTGTTACTAATGCGATACTATACGAGCCGCATACAGATGCATAAAATACGTCTGCTACGCGGCTCTTTTACTGTTACTATTGATACTTTAAAAATCGGTAAATCTGCATTCTCTCATGATTTTAGTGGATGCGGAATACCGATGATACGGTTAATACTCTATTTCTCATTTAGTTAAAACATATTGATAATTATGGAGCTTGCATCCGATTTAGATGCTCGTCCAGCTCTTTATATAACTGGTCGATGACAGCATCACTGAAAACGACTCCATAGCTTTCGGCCACCACTTTCATCGCGTAAATTGCGTTATTTACTTCGCCACACACGACACTGGGACGTTTTTTCTCGGCGTCAGTACCGAGCATAAGGTATACATTTTTGTCTTGTTCGGTCATTTTAATCACCTCCTTTCAACAGTGGGTATATGCACTTGCATCTGACAGGAATGTCGGGCATGATTTTACATTGCCGTTGAGCTGTTCCGTCTATGCGTATTCGATATGCCATCAAGGGTCATCCCCTGGTGCAACAGGCATCCAAGATAGAAAAGCATACGATATAGGATGGAACAATACCCCTGTCTGGATTATCGCTATTGGTAGTATGTAGACAGTGGGGAATCGTTACATGTGGTACCTCATCGGCTCATGCTGGGGCAATCGCAACAGCGACATTTCCTCTTGCTTTTAGCAGCGGGTGCTATGTAATCAGCTCAAATTTAGTCGATGGGAAAGCACAAAATGAAAACTGGGACGGCGTGACGACATGGGCTGATAACGTAACACTTACTACAATGCGTATTATTGCGACTGCGCGATTTGCTATGTACGGCCCATTAGTAAGCTATATCGCTATCGGGGCGTAATGTCATTTACCGATAAATATAGCGTTACAAGTACTACCGTCTCCTAATCCGTCACATGAAAACTCATATGTAGTTAGGTTCATAACAGCGGTTCTCAGCGTTGCCTTATGTGCATCGCATCTTGCCGCGCCCGAATAGTACTCGTTGAAAGCAATTGGAAAAGTGAAAGAGTAATCTTTATTGTCTGCGTATATTGTATGAGATACCCACTGTCTACTTCCCGATTGCAAGAACTACTGGACTAGCGTTATTAACATCATGCATATTGACTTGTACTGTTGTAGCTGTAGTCTCTTTATCATTCCAAACAGGATTATATGGATTAGAATCGGCTGCTTCGCCAACTACCGTTATAAAACAACGGTATACCCTATTAAATGCGATTGGGAAGCTAGCTTTCCTATATATTCCGTTTCTAGTGGAAGCAAATAACCACTGTCTAATACCCCATGGCTATCCAATTTATTTCCCACGGCGTATTTTTACTCCCCTTATAATCTTTTGCGCAAAGTACACAATAATTAACTTTTATTTCTTGATTCCATTGATATACAATCGCAGCATCCGTCCCTCGGTGATTTGCTACTATTGAGTAGTTTGTATTGCTAAACGCAATGGGGAAACGACAGTAGTCATAGGCCCCGATGTCGCCCAAATGATTTAGTGTCAACAATCCCCACTGTATAATTAGGCCGCCATAAAAAGAGCCGAAGCACACGTATCCGTTTTGTCCCAGCGAGTATTTAACACCCGTTGCGTCAAACACTTTTTTAATCAGCAGTGCGAGCAGACTATCTGACGACAATACGTTGACAAGACTGCTCAGTCCTGTGCTTGCAAGTGTATTGACGATGCCCTGGTGCCAGTCCGTGACCTGAGCTGATTCAGTTTCGGGGTGCATGATTTTAAACGCGTTGTCACTTTTTTTGAATACGTGCAGAATAGATTTAATGATATCCATAGCAAGTTCCTCCTTTAGTCTTTAGGTTCAATCCACACTGAGCATGCTTCTGTCGGCTGGGTATCGCTCATCACGACATCCTGAATATCGACGGGCTCCATTGTGCCAGACCCCTTTTCTTCTACTAGCATGCCAGCCAGATGGGTAACGGCGTTATAAACGCCGTCGCTCGTTACTGGATTAGTACTGCCTGATTTAGGTACTGTATCAAATGTCAGCTTATTTTCCTTCGCTGACAATGCAGATTCTACGTCCGTCTTTTTTGCAAAGGTACTGCTTAATTTAGACATAAATGTTCTTAGCTGATTTAACTGTACAAGACTCATATGCTACTCTCCATAATCATCAATCATCAGTAAAAAGTGCGAGGATATCGGCGTCAGTTGCCATCGGATAGTCAGCTGTCTTCATGTACGTATTAGCGACATCTGATGACTTTGCATACGCGGATAAGTCCACGATGCCCGCCAAGTTATCCCAGCTATTGCCATTCCATGACACGTTATCCCCCGCGTTGATGCTATGCGATGCGTCCGCCGCAGTGATGTTATACGTATCCCCGACTTGCACACCATTAACAGGCAAGTCAGCATATGTATCTACGCTGCCTCGATACCGGAATACCGTCGTAATATCTGATTTCTTAGCGTATGTCGCTTCAGCATTGCTTGACGTCACATACCCCGCATCGTTTTGGAAGGCAGATAATTTAGTCGGAATCGCGGGAATCGTAACGGATACCGCCGCAGATCCATCATATGTCCCCGTTGCCGCGCCCGTAAATGTAATGGCTGCTGGATTCTTTAGCGTTGCCGGAGTACCACTCAAATCGCTATACTTACCGGATTTTGCAACCACGGCTAGGTCAGATATTTTAGCATACGGAGTTAAATCCGTGCCACTTGCGCTAAGTGCCCCATCTGTTGCAATCGTTAGGCCAGCACCAACTTTTACGCCCCCCAGTGCCGTTGCCGAGGCCTTAGGTAACGTGTAATTGTTGGCGCCTGTCTGGATCCCCGCCAGCTTATTTTTCTCATCGGTAGAGTAGTCGTTCGTCGATAGACCTTTGCCAGATTCTTTTGATACAAATAATTTTTTAATCTGTGTTAAAAAGTAGTCTAAATTGCTTACACGGCAAATTTTATCAATTAACGCCAGTAAGTCTTTCCATTAGAACGTCACTTCCTCACAAATTGTAAAAGGGGACGGGGTAATTACAGTTGCGACAAATCCGTCCGGACGGCTTAGCTGTACATCATAGTAATACGTGCCATAGGGCAGGTCTGCTGTCTCTGCCGGTTTAATGGTAATCGTCTTGTCAACCACAGCTTTTTGCAGAATTACAGCCGTGTCACTGGTACTTCTTTTGACAGTAAATAGAATTTGGTCCTCATCGGTAATCTCATACTTAGCTCTGGTATCATCAACGATATCCAGGGTAAAGCTCGCAGTGTCCCCGCGTGTCAAATAAATTTCATTGTTTTTTACCCTCAGCATGATACCACCTACTCTAAAAGCTCGACCCAAATGCCGTTATCAGCCATGGATGCCGGTTTCCCAGATGTATCAGAAACGCATAGACGGTTTAAATGTGCTGTATCGTCTGTATTATGTGCGACGGTCAAAAATCCATTGGGGTTGATGGTAGCAGACACGTTCCCCGTATTGCTCATGGTAAACTGTAACTGAAATTCTTGCTGTACGACCGTGCTTCCGCCCTCAGCTGGCATATAATCCGGATTATCGTCCGTCATCGCCACATACATGATTTCTCCGTCGTCCGGGTCCGTCGCAAATAGTCCCAGCTCTGATATCTTGAATCCCGTTTTAACCCCGCTGTTACTGATAGTCAGCTCCAGCGTTACGGTATTCCCGTTTTGCGTAATTTTATTGATGCCCAGTGTCATCTGTTCATTGATTAGTGCTGTTGCACTGTTCAACGACCCGGTCCTTGTACCGGACCCGATAGCAACGCGTGTAAACTTGAGTGTTGTCAGGCCCGCATTGATTTTAGCTTGCAATGTCGCCCCGACATCGGTCATGGTGATTTTATTCCAATTTGCCATGAATGACATCCCTCCTGAATGTGCCGACAGCGCCGGCGAAATAAATATCTTTCTGTGCTATCAGCATTTGTTTTAAATCAAACGTAATGCATGTCTGGCGAACAATGCTCATATTCGCGCCGAACTTAGCTTCTCCGGTGCATCGCCTGATGAATTGCACATAATCCAGCCATGATCTCGTGTTTTTATAAGCATTGATCAACCTTACCGTTTTATTGATCAGTGTTGCTCCATCTAATGGGGCCGTTATCAGTGTTACTCGGAAGTGATAGGGATGCCCGTCGTATTCAGGCCATTCCTGCACCACAGCTGATTGATACATCGTAGCTACGGCCCGCTGTACAGCATATTTTGTGCCTTTGAATTTATGCAGTAAAAACGATTCTTTGACTTGCTGCCTTTTTACAGACAAGTCCGAATTGTCATCGTATTCGTCGACGTGCATCTGCTCTGCCAGATGGTCAATGAGCGCTTCCGGCAGGCCATCAACGGCTGGGTAAATCAGTAACAAATCCGGATTGATATCGGACAGTGCCATATCGACGACACGGGCCAAATTCGGTACGGGGTCTTTGTTGATGGATTCCGGCAAATGTTCTGCGATTCTGTACTCCGCATCTATCATTCGTCTTCACTCCCTCCTAAGACGACGGATACCGTTTTATCCTGGGCTACTTGTACGCCTGTCAGCACGGTATAGATCGGTGCCGTGACGATGACGCGTTTTACGCCGGCGACAGCCATCACATCGGCAATCAGTCGCGACGGGTTGATGTCCCGGCCAATTTTAGATTTCTGCCACAGCCGATAGTTATCCACGGCTGTCATTACGGCGTCTTTGATAGTAGATTCCGCAGTGCCGACGTCGGTATAGTAGGTCAGGGTAATGTCATAGGATACCGCATCCGGTGCGACGACCGATACGTTATCGGTCAGTGGACGTACTTTATCCGCAGACACTACCGTTTTTACCGCGTCCAGTAATTCCTGCTCCGGCAATGTCCCGCCTGTCATGAGCGGCCGTATTTCAACGGCCCCGGCGCTGGGACTGGTTACGGCGACATCGATGATGCCGCTATTGGCTGATTTCGTCCAATACTCGTAAGCCCCTGTCGGCCCGGCCGTGGAAAAGCGTTCCGGCGCTTCGTGGATGCGTTCTCGATAGTCGTCATCTGACTCTTCATCGGCGCCGCCTGCGCTGGTCGTCGTATTGACGATGGAAGCCACATAGGCCACCAGGTCAACGACGGATTTGATTTCGCCAGGGAGGAACCCATTTCCGACTGTTCCGACCGTTTGGCATGTTGCTTTTACCGTCGTTGTCAGGTTCCCGGCCAGGACGGCCGCATCTTCGTTGGTTGCGAAATAAATGCCGCTGTCCGTCGCTACACGCGTTCCGGATTTTACGATAGTTTCCTGTTCGCGTTTAGCTGCCAACGTAATCAGCAGCGTTGTCGTTGCGGCCGATGCCGGTATTCGTGTTGTGTCGGAAAAAGCGCCTAGGTTGTCCAGGTTTCCGCCGGACGCATATTTCAGCAGATTCTGTTTGCCGATGTAATTTTGATTATTTACAAGCCGGACAATCGCTTCGGATACGACCAACAGGAACAGTCGTACCGGGTCGCCCTGGGCTAAAGTTCGGCCGGTTATGCTGGTATAGTCGTTAAAGACGGCGGCTTTGATTTTCTCCGCATCGCCGTCTACGAATTCGATGTCTGGTAAATCAGCTAGTTTCATTAATTTTCACCGTCACTTTCGGCGTAAGTCGTCCTTTTATGTCGCCCGTGAATGTTATTTCCGTAATACTCACCCTTGGTTCGTAGCGCTTGATTTGAGCAAAAATTTCACTCGATAAAACCGCTTCTGCTTGTAACATGGGCTTATCTACGGCATCTCCGGAAATTCCGAACTCCCTATCGAGCGGGACGGAAAATTTCACAGTCCCTAAGATGGTCCGGACATTCTGCAATATTTCTTCGATTTTCGTTGCTGGCGCAAAATCAATTGTTTTGGCGTCTGGCATTACAACATATTCCACGGATGTCCTCCTATCTAAAGACGGTCAGTATCCCGTTGGCAATGCTACCGTAAAGGTTCAGTTTCGATTTTTCTTCCTGGTAGTTGCTATCATCGTATTCGACAAGCTTGACGTTTACTTTGGCCCAAATTAATGCCCCAACAGAGCTAAAAAACGTGTCCGAAACGGACATGGAGTCCAGGCGCCAATAGTTTTGGCTGACTGGCCGCATCCCGATGATTAGCGGGAATACGGTGCCGTTTTCGCACATCTCCTTCATCGTGGCCAAGTCCTTTTTTATCGCAATGTTATGCGATGCTGTGAGAATAAGGTCAAAGGTGATTGTTCGTAATTTCGGCCCGATGAACTCACTGACCGGCTTATGATAGATAATGTCATGGTCCTGCCAGCGGCTTCCTGCCTCTGTCTGATAGTTGGCCGGTGTCCTTAGATAATGTGACGATACGATGAATGGCAGACTGCCCATATATCCGATATACATAACGCCTCCTATTCTGGCGTGCTCGTTTTACTGCCGCCCGGCGTGACGCCGCCGTGTACGTGCGATACGAGCGAAATGCCGTTGACTACCACATCCCCACCTGCGGCATTAATCTGCAAGACCCCGCCGACATTGATTTTTAGGTTTCCCGGCGTGTCGATGATCCGTGTATTGGCATCGGCCCCGCCTGGCGGTTCGTCAGTGCTGCTGAAGAAGGTCCCCAAAACGAATCCGTCGCCTACGCCGGCACCCGAAAAGTTCGGCATCTGTATGCAGAGCACTTGGTCCCCGACAGCCGGCATCCAGAAATCTTTCGATTCCGATGAGCCGCGTTGAAGGACGAACATATCGTTCGTTACCTTGTTTCCTTTATCTTCACGACACACGCGCACGGTTCCGTCTTTCGGAGTCAGTGCGCATACAGTGCCATAAAATATCAGGTTTTCCAATAGCTTTTTGATGTTAGTATCCATCGAGGCACCTCCTCATTTCCAGACTGAGTACATAACCATTGCCCAGGCTGTGTGTTGCCTTTGTGACGATATATTTTCCATCGAAGGCGCCGAAGTTCATGAAACCGATGACAATTCCGGCCATGAAGTGGAAGTCGCCGTACAGGCTAAAGGATGCCGTGATTTCATCCCGGTTCTGTTCTCGCAATTTTTTCCTGGCCAGCTTATTTGCAGCGTCCACTGTGTCGCATTGTTCATTCACTTCCAGCGTCAGCCCCGTTTGCTTATTCGGGGCTTCAAAGTAGCCCTCGATGACTTCTTTGTTCTTGCCCTGCTTGTATTTAACGTGGCAGGCCCGATAAATGTCACGGGTCTTGGCTTTCATTGAGTAGGACAGAAAATCCGTGAAGTTCAGCGGATTTTCAGGCGATACGTCATCATCACTAGTCTGCTCAGAAAACGAGGCTGTCCCTGGCCGCCAGAATACAATCAGCGGCTCTTGGGTTTCCAGCTGGTATTCATCGAGGATGATAATGGTCTTGGTCGATATTTTCAGATCCAGTCCGGCATCATCACATAGCTTCTTCAAAAATTCAAGGTCTGATGCGTCTGACTGCTCGACATGCTCATACGATGGGTTGTTCTGGTCCCCCGGCTCATAGTCCAGTGACATGCCATTTCTCCAGGCGATGTCATTGGCGATTTTATAGAGGCTGATATTATCCCAGGATTGATTCTGCTTAATACCTCGTAATGACGTATCAGCAATGGCATTGACGGCTTTGATTTGTACCGTCGTCGGCATCCCGTTGATTTCGATTTCATCGACTTCAAATTCTCCGACCGGCAGTTCTTTGATGCCCTCGTTGACGCCGTTTTTGTTCAGCGTATAAAGGGTAATGTCCAATTTGGACCCCGGTTCCGGATACCACGTGTCCTGCCACAGCTGTGCCCTGTCTTCCAAGGTGACTGTCATGTCATCGACCTGTCCGGACAGGTTGTCCGTCACTTCAATGGATAGCAGATACTTCATCATATCTTCGGATATGTCTTTGCTCTCTGTTTCTCCTGCCGGCGTATACAGTATTTGAGCATAGGCCCGGCGGCCGAGGAATGTCCCCGGCGTCAGTTCTTTTTTCCATTCATTTAATTTGGCTTTAATCGTTTCGAGTGACATGGCATCACCGCTTCCATGGTGGCAAAATCTTGGATGACTGGATTACATTGATGTCCGGGATGTTCAATATGATCCCTGCTGGAAAAATAGCCGTGTTCCGGTACGTTTCATTCGCTTCCAGCAGTTCATTCATATAGAGCTCATTGCCGAAAATTTTATATGCAATGGAATCCCACATGTCCCCCTGGACTGTCGTGTACTTATTCATAGCTCAACCGCCTCCGTCCTGCGGATACTCTATCCAGCATTTTAGGCAGTTCCCGCTGGAATTGACGCGCCTGTTCCTCCAAGGCTTGACGGACGACATCAGCGACGTCACCTCCGCCCTGGACGTTGATAGTCGGCCGGAAATCCAGTGTAATGTTGCTGTTGCTGTACGACGGGGCTTTGGCTGTTCCTGCACTCATCCGCTGTGGCGTTTTGGGCATGACCCCTAATGCCGCACCGGCCTGCTGCCATAATGAGATAGCCCGTGCCGACCCGTCCAATGGGATAGCCGCTTCTGCCGAGTCTTCGGCAAATGTTGTCAGGAAGGCCCCACGCTGATAAATGCCACCTCTGGCGTTTTCGCTGACGTCATCACCGCTGCTGGTTGCTTCACTGATTGTACGGGTTATGTTTTGTGCAATATTGATAGCCGTATCAATCGGATGCGACAAGGCATTAACTAAGCTGCTCCACTTGTCCATCGCCCAGTCTACGGCCTGGCCAATGGCATCTATGACACTGCTGGCAAAACTTTGTACTGCCGCTACAGCACTATCCCAAGCACCGGAAATATAATCTACCAATGCAGAGATGATGCCTTCTATGACGCTGGCTGCACCCGATACAAAGCTGGAAATAGCATCCCATACAGCCGACGCGATGGCCAGACAGCCATTCCATACCCCGGTGAAGAAGGCGCCAAAGGCGGATATGATGTCCATGATGACCGATACGGCCATCGTCGCTACGGTCATGATGCCGCTCCAGACGGCTGTGGCAATCGCGACCAGGCCATTCCATACCCCGGTGAAGAAAGCGGCCAGGGCTGAAAACAGACTCATGCCAAAGGATACGATATTGTTCCAAATCGCAATGATAGCGGCCCGGAACTGTTCGTTTGTATTCCATAAATAAATGATGGCAGCTACTACGGCGATGATGACGGCCACAATGGCGATAATAGGATTGGCCATGAGTGCCATTGCTAACGCTCTGGCTCCTGTTGCCGCAAGACGAAAGGCTGCCCCTAATCCATTCAATCCGGCATGGAAAAGTTTGGATGCCGTTGCGGCCCCACGCAATACGGTTTCCCCATTCTTGTTTACTATAAAGAACAAGTTAGCCGTCTCTTTGAGCATATTGAAACCAGCTCTGATGGCTAAAATAGACCTAGCGGCCAATAATACCCCGGCAAAGCTGGCGGCCAGGGCAACCATAGTTTGTATCAATACTTGATGTTCTTTGGCCCAATTGGCAAAGGCAACGACGACAGGAACGATATTCTGTAATATGCTGTTAATAGCTGGTAATAACGCGGAGCCTATTTCAATGGCCACGGCTGTAATACTGTTCCTAAATAGCGATAATTGATTCGCAGTTGTTCCGCATCTCGCTGCATATTCCGCATCTACAGAACCGCCATATTGCATAACGTTGTTAACTTTATTGAAATTGTCCTGTAATGCATCCAAGTTAGTCAATAGTGGGGCAATTGCCCCAATGGATTCTTTTCCGAACAAATCAGCCAATACGCTGGCTTGCTGGTCTTTCGGCAAAGCTTGCAATGCGCGAAAAACGTCCATGATGGCTCCTTTAGCGTCGGTTTGCATCCGCTTGGCCATATCTGCCGCATCAAATCCCAACTGCTGGAAGGCAGCGGCCTGGCTTTTCGTGGCGCCTTCACCTGCCGTCATACCCAAGATTAGATTCTTGATGCCAGTTGCAGCTACGTCTGACTGCACCCCTGTGGCAACCATGGATGCCCCCAGAGCGGCAATTTCACCAGAGGCAACCCCGCCGATTTCCCCGAGTGGGCCGATGCGGGTCACGACGTCTGCAATCAACGGTGCTGAAGCTGCTGTCGTGTTGCCCAAGTAATTAATCTTATCCGCTAAGGCAACAACTCCGTCTTGATTTAGGTTAAATGCACTTCTCCATTTGGCCATCATGTCCCCGGCCTGGTCAGCTGTAATATCAAAAGCTACGCCCATCTTTACGGCATCTTGGGCGAATTGCATCAAATCTTGACGCGCTATCCCAGCCTGCCCGCCAGCGGCCACGATTTTGGCAATCCCAGAAGCAGCCATCGGCATTTTGGTAGACAAGTCTAAGATATCCTGTCCCATTTCTTTAAATTGCTGTGGAGTGTCAAAATCGACAACCTTTCTAACTTCTGCCATTTCACTTTCAAAATCCATGGCCGCTTTCGTTGCCCCCACTAACGGTGCTGCCAGGACAGCTGTTTTCATAGCAGTTCCAGCCAAGTTGCTAACGGCTTGAGACCAATTGGCAGACGCCTTCTGTTTGGCGTTGATGCGGTCTGTAATAGTCTCATACTCTTTAGCAAGCGCTATTTTCTTAACTTGTGCTTGGAGCATAGCCAATTCGGTGTCGTATTCAACGTATCCCTTACTACTTTGTTGTTTAGCCGCCTGTTTTTGCAAGCTTGCCATTTCCCGGTTTGCCACGCGTAACTGATCCTTCATCTGCTTCGCATGAGCGACCGCTTGGGACATAGTACTCCCTACGCTACCGTCCAGCCGCCCTTTGATAGCAATGGCTAATTCCATGACACGGCTCATTTTACTGCCCTCCCTTCTTAGCCTTCTTCATTTCTTCTTCTTCCCGTTCGACTTCTTCGTTCATGACTTGAATCCACTCATAAAAATCACCGATTGGCTGATCCAGGAACCATCCAATCGGCGTTTTCGTGTACTTCGCCAGCCTCATGGCCGATAATCTTATATTTTCTACGGCTCCTTGGGAAGCAAAAAATTCTGCGCTTTCAAGCAGGCTGCCATAAAGTCCGGGCCGCTCAAGTTGAGGATATCATCATACTTCATTTTGGCTGCCGCCGCGGCCACGATGGCCTGGTATTCCATCGACAAAGCCGGTACGGTCATGAGTTTGTCTTTCTTTTTAGCCTGGTTCATGCAGGCCAGCAGGGCATAGCCATTCAACTTCGTGAAATCAAAATAGATTTCTGTCTGCCCATTCGGCAGTGGTTTTGTCAGATGCAGGATGTTTTCCTGGTCTACGATTTCAGCGTTGACGAGTTCGTTTTCTTTTTCTTTCATTGGAATCCTCCTAGTTCATACCAATATTGGCGCGAACCTGCTGTAACAGGTCAACGCCATTGACGATAGCTTTGTAGCCGTATTTGTCGATTTCACAGAGCGTAGCGCCGCCCATTTCGATTTTGAAGTACGTACATTCGATGACGGTTTCACTGTCCGTCTTGGAACCGGCTTTGAATTTGCCAGGGTTGTGGCTCTTTACACGGCCACGGACGGCAACGCGGTACTGCTCGTGTTCATAATCATTGGCGCCGCTATCCCAGTTCTGGATGTCCGAGTAGAGTTCCAGTGCCAATGTACTGCCGCCGACCAGGCGGGAACTCGTTTTCGTCGGCACCTGCCAGGTCATCTTTAATTCCAAGGAATCAAAATGGCCAGCGATGGGCGCTTCGATTTTACCAGCGACGCCGATGCCTTCAATGTCTTCTGTCAGCGATTTCAAATCCGGCAATTCAACTTCGTTGACGCCGATTAAATCGTCGGCGCCGTCGATATAAGCCCGCATATCATTGATGACTTCCGGGATTTTATTTACTGCCATGTGTGTCCCTCCTTACGAGAATAATGCTTCAAAATTCGATACGTCATACTCAAAGGTATCTTCAATGTCCTGTGCCGGGACAGGCGGCGTCAGCTTCGTGTGGATCCGGAAGATGCCGGCCAGTAAATCAGTCGTCGGGTTTTCATCAGCCAGGAACTGGACACTTGCACCTAAGAGGTATCCTCGTGACGTCAGCCCATTCAACCGCACCTGTTCGCTGTCTACCAGCGTTTTTACCAGTCTCGGAGTGATTGGCTGGTCTGTCTTCTGCCAGTTCGTTAAAATGAAGGTGACATACTGCCAGTTGAACATGCGCCGGACACAGATGAACATATCTTTGACATCTGTCGTGCCTGGATAAGCACCGGTAAAGTTCCCCCATGACTTCCAGCCGCCGGAGAAATTCAAGCCCGTAACGATGCCCTGTTCATTCAGCAAATTGGCCTGTGTCAGATTGAGATTTACTTCACTGCCATCTTTCAGGCACAGCCCTGTCGCCTGTAATGTCTGGTTGGACGGTGACTGATACGGGACGTCATCGTTATTGCCGTCGGTAACGCCGATGATGCCCATGATATGGGTCGATAAGTGGAAAACCATATCGCCATTTTTGGCACACGGCCAGCAGACAATTTGGTTGTTTCCTGTATAATTATTGCCGTTTTTCCACATGTTGACGTCGGCGTATTTTTTGACCTGTTCCGTATTGATGTCTACCAGTGCCATGCAAGGGAACAATCCGTCTATTTTAGC